CCGTGCCGTCAGCGTCGACTTTAGCCGAGAACATGACGGGGTATCCGAGCAGGCTCGGACGGTTGGCGTACTGACCGAAGGTCGAACGGATGCCCTGCTCTGCGTACAGGCGCTCGTTGCCCGTCAGAGCAGCGATGTTGCCGTAGGTGGAGCCACGGGTCAGCCATGCGATGTTCGGGCTGTCGAGGTAGAACTGGACCGTATCGTTGAAAGCGATGTCCTCGATCTCGCCTGCGGCGATGCCTGCGGCGGTCGTGACTTTTGCTTCCGTACCAGAGGCAGCAGCCTCGGCAACGATCAGGCTGTTGTTCGTTTTCGCCATGCCGCGAGCGACGAAGTTCTCAATGAAGGCGAGCAGGTTGCTCGTCTCATCTTCGAGAAGTTCTTCGCTCAACTGTACTTTCTTCGTGTACTTGACAAGCGTGAAAGCCTGCTGACCGACTGCCGGAGCGTCACGGTCGTAGGAGTTGGCTTCCGAAGTGCTGACGAACTCACCATCGGCTTCGTTGTCGAAGGGTACGTTGACAGTCGTTCCGACACCGGGGATACGGGTCAGACCGAGCAGGTCCGTAAGGTCGGCTTCGGACTTCTTGGCGAAGATGCCTTCGAAGTGTCCCGTTGGGACCAAGTTTCCACCATCGGCAGCGGTGCCAATGTTCATGTCCGTGTCGTTAGATGCTTTGATCTCAACTTCACGACCATCTACATCGTAGCCTTTAGCGCCACGGAGACCGCCTGCGTCACCATCGCGTACCCATGCGGCGTATGCTTTGGCTTCGGAGTCTCCGGTGCTTGCGATGATAGCCGGAGCAGACTTGGCTTCGGCAGGCACTTCGACGATGGCAGGAGCGGCTTTGGCTTCTTCCATAGCGTCGAGGCGTTCGTTCTGAGCAGCGATCATTGACTCGATGCTTTTCAGAACGTCATTGTTCTGTTCAGACATTGTATCGTCCTCTTGTTCTGTGTGTGGAGTTTCGCCCATGTCGGGCGCTTCATCGATTGCTTCCGATTTGGCTTCTGCCGCAGTTGGCGCAGGGTGATCATGCCCCGCCTCTGCCGTGTCTGCCTCTGGCTCCACTACATCAGATGCAATTTCCTGTGCTGCCGGGGCTGATGCCTCGACAAATTCTTTGATAGACATGACATGGTTGCGTGGCTCGGCAGGGTTTAGCACGAGCGATGCTTCGCCGAGTATCCATGTCTCAATTTCTTTGGACCCGTTGTCCGCATCTTTGCGGCTGACGAGATGACCGACCGCGCCGGACGAGTAGCCGAGTTTGCCCATCTCGACCAGTTCGTTCACCATCTTCTCGTACTCGTCGCGCTTCTCCAACTGTGCCTCGAACCACAGACCCGTATCGGTGCTGCTGATCTCGCCAACGCCGATCTGCCTGTTTTTCAGGGTATCGTCGTAACCGTGTTGGTAGTAAACGGGGAGGGTTGCTTGGATGCCGAAGTCGGTGGACTTAGTAAAGAAGTCACCGTATAGGTCGGGGTCAGTCGGTCCGCTAAACCTCACCAGATAGCCGCCGATTCGACCGTCACCCAGAGCCTTAACCTCGCCCCCGTAGGCAATGAGAAGTTCGTTATCGTTCATTGTGTCTGTCGATTTGTTGAGCGGCTTACGCGGATCGTGCGCCCAGTTCATAAGTGATATATCCCGTTTACTCGGGCACCCGTCTCTTGCGGGTTCGCCCTGCTCGCCCTTACGCATACGCTCAATAAAGGAGATGGCGCGGTTGGCGTTCTTGATGTGCTTCTCGGTCCAATCGTCTTTCTTCGTTTCGAGCAGTTCAAGGTTGCGAGCGATGACTGCCACCGGGTCCACCGATGCCAAGCGGCTGCACTCGGTTTCGGACCACGCCCGAAGATCGGACGCGCTCATGTTGGCGAGCCTGTTCCACTTGCGGTATACCTCGTCGAGTTCTTCCATGCCCCTTATACAGTTCGGTGATTTAGCGGTTCACTTCTTATCTACCCAACCGCCGCCCTTGAACACGGTCCCGCTGCCACCTGTGATGACGATGTAACACTTTTGACCGGTGGTAGGACACTTGGTTAGCGGTGCGCTCTTGATCGAAGCGAAATGCTCGAATACAGTACCGTCCTCTCGTTTGTACGTGTAGGTCATTCCATTCCCTCGAAGATAATGTCTTGTAGTGCTGCGGCGATGATCGTGGCTTCTCCTTCCGGTATGCCGAGGCGTATCAGTTCAGCGTAGTACGCGGCAATGACTAACGCCAAGTATTCTACGCTCTTGATATTTTTGTCATGCTCAGTCACCGTTATCTATCAGGACAAGGTTAAACTGGAGCGAGATGTTGGCGGTGGCGTTTGCCACCTTGCCAAAGAAGCCGATGTCGCAGGGTCCGACGAAGGGACCGCGTGACACGTGATTTGTTATGACGAGCGTATTCTGCAAGCCCTTGTGTAGCGACTGCAAGCGCATTGGTTCGAATGGCTCGGCTACATCGTCCGCGCCACAACGCTGAAACAGCGCAAGGTTGGCGTTCTTGGTTGGCTCAATATCTGCCGAGTACGAGGTCAAGAAAGCGGTCTTTCCTTTCGGCACAGTATACGCACCAATCAGGCTCTGACCATAGCCAAACACACCGTCTTTAGTCAGTACACCCCATGTAGCACCGCCACCGTCTGCTCGTAGCGTTATGGTCCCGGCGTGGGTACTGGCTGACGTTGAAGCGTAGGTGTTTGTGCTGACAACGTACATACGATATACACGCAGCCACGTATTGCTCAGGTCTACCGCCTGTGTTCCTTGCAGGGATACAGTCTCGGTCTGCTCGCGCCAGTCTGCACCGATACCCTGTACAATGACCTGCTGCGCTCCGGCGTTGCCTGTGCTATCTACGTCTGACGAGGACAGTATCTCCAACGATACCGGAGAGGTGGGCGTTGGGTAGGTCTTGCTGTCCGTGATAACGGTCCACGCCGTACCGATTGCGTCAGCCTCGCCGAACTTGTTGACTACGCTGTGACCTTTTACGTCACCTTTCGCCGCCTCAAGGTAGAACTCGGCGTTGATCTGGTTGCCCGATAGGTCGCGCTCAATGCCCACCTGTCCATGTGCGGCAGTTGCGAATAGGCAGAACAGTATGATGGCGGCGGCTCGTTTCATTGGATACACTCCTGATATGATCCCTTTCTGGCTTCTGCCAGTTGCAGGCAGGTGATTAGTTGCAACTCCTTCTTTATGTCGGCTTGGCTGCGCTCTACGGCTTCGATGCGGTCCTCCATCGTGCGGAAGTTGTTGATCATGCTACCCTGTGCCATTTCAACCACATCAAGGCGCTCAGGGATCTCGCGATACCCGGCGGTCGCAACGCCGACAACCATCGACACGGCGATCACTCCGGCAATAAGTTTGCCGACCTCGATGATCTTGCCCGTCTGTTCTATCTGGTCCATGTGGTTAAATAATTAAGGCAAAAAGCCCATTTGACAACGACAGTTGATAACCTCACCCGGTGGCTTACCCGCCTCGGATGGTCGCATTAACCCGTTGCTGAACGCTTCGCCGATGGGTCTTTCCTCACCGTCGAGTTCTCGGTGGTTGGCATCGCCCTCGCGAGGCTTCTTCCTCGGGTCTGGTCGCACCCTCTGGTCGTTTGCGGTTATCCAAAACTTGCGAGTCATGCCTGCGGCGGTGGCGGCTTCCATCGCCCCGTAGTTGGCGGCGGCGTTCATTTCCGTTTGGGCAATCCGAAGGGCGCGGTTTCTTGACAGTTCGCCCCATCGATCCCTCATCAGTAATGCAATGTCATCTGTGCCTAAACCGAGTTCGACAGCCTGCTGTGTTGCCGATGTGACCGTAGCCCGCACCCACTCCTTCGTGTAGTTGTCAATCAGACGGATCTGCTCGCCGCCCTTTTGCGCGAGGTACGTATCAACGTTGTCCTCCCATGACGTGTACTGCTCCTCGGTGAACTCCTTTCGGCTTGCGTCGATGGCGTTGTAGACCTTGCCGGTAATCGTCAGCGCGGCGTTCTTCCAAGCGTCCTGATACACCTCGGTGATCGGCTCAGAGTCAATGGCTGCATCGATATTGGCATTGTTGCGGACTGCCCGAGCAGCCGCGTCGATCTGTTTCGTGATAGCCCGTTCAATATCGTCAACAAAGGAATCAACCTCCTTGTCGATCAGGCGCTCCATCGCTTCTGCGTGTTCACGCCATCCTGCCCGCGTTCGAGCGAGCGGGTTGAGTGCCTTTGTGCCTTCCGGTTCGGCTTCGCTCCGGTCGGCTTCTAAAAACCCACGAAGGGCGGTCTGAATACCTCGTCGAGGTCTGCGCCTGTTGCCAGACGCTCGCGGATAATATCAGCCTCGTAATCAGCCAGAGCGTCAGGCGTGAACTTCACGTCCCGCCCTTTGCGGCTGATCTTGGTGCGCCACCTCTGGATGTCGAGGTTCTTGGTATCAGATACGGTATCAGCCGAGCGGACTTCCTGTGGCTGCTGCGCCACTACGTCCTGCCCCTGAATCGGCTCGTACCCGAGCAACTCGCGTCCCTCGTTTACGGACAACACCGGACCGCCTACGGCAAGAGCGATTGCCTGCGCCTTCTCAAGTTCGCTTTGCTGCATGACCTCGGTCTTGTGCGGCTCAAACTCCAAGTGGTAGCCGAGCGGCATCAGCAGTTGTTGGTTGATAGCATGAGCGAGTAGTCGCGCCTGTGGTACAACCGTGTTTGCCATGAACGCCAACTGGTCGCTCTTGGCTGTTGCGTAGTTGGCGGCGTTAGACATGACGAGCGAGTGCGGAACGCCAAGCGTCGAGGCGATGGCTTCTCTTGCGTCTCTGGTGATTACATCGCTGTGTAGGTCGGACAGGTCAGATCCTACCTCCTGCGCTGAAAGCCCTTGCATCACCATCGGGTCATCGGGCGTGGGCTTCGTGCCGAGGATGTTGCGGCGTACCCACCGCTGCCACCGCTTGACCGTCAACTCGTCCGGCTGACGTGCGTCCTTGTCGGCAACCCAGACAGTCTTTTTGACCAGTCCTGATCGCAACTGACCACTCGTGTACTCAGCAAGGTCGTGCAGAATCTGGCTGTGCATATTTGCCGAGCGAGCATCTGCCGACCCCGGTCCCTGCTCTACGAAGGGCGAAGGTTGAAACGTGCCGAGGATGCGGCTCCGTGGCACCTGAAACTTGCGCTCATTGGCTCTTCGCTCGTAATAGCGGAAGTTGCCTTGCTCGTCGGGTCCGTACTTGCCATCTTCGAAGTTGGGCGAGATGCTTGTCGGGTTGATCCAAGAAAGCCCGTCCGCTTTGGTGATGATCCCGTCCTTGTTGAACGTGCCTTCCTTCATGGCGTAGGCAGCACCAACGAGAGCGAGAGATGCTTCCGCTCGGTACAGGTAGTCGAAGAGGTCGAGCCACGCCAGTTCTTCGGGCGCTTCTTCTCCTGCCTTCCAGACCACGTTGGTCATGTCACCCTTGTGAACGACAAAGGGCAAGGCTGCAATCGCCTTTGCCCTAACGTCTACGCACCGCCGCGTCCAACCTTCGTCTGTCCATGCTACCGCCGGGGACATCTTGGCTACGTGTTCGTGACCATGCAGGTTGAAGATGTTGAGCCATTCGGGGTCGTTAAGGCTAACGCCTTTCGTTGACGATCCGAGTACATAAAAATCGGGCTTTGGCATTACCAGACTCCCCAAGTGTTAGTTGCGCCTTTCAGGTGCGTATAGATGGCATACCGCATGGCATCAACGGCGTGGTCGTGCCGCTTTAGAGGAACGTCCTTTAGTTCGCCAGACTTGCGGTCCTCGTCCCATCGGTATTCCCGTAATTCGTTTTGTAAGTTTTGCGACCCTGCATGGACGTTGATGTTATAACGTTTGACAAAGTCGATTCCATCCTTTACGCTCTTGTCGGCTTTATACGCCTGCAATCCTTCGCGGATCAATTCCTCGATCCGGTCCGGTTCGGCTGCATCGCAGTAGATTGGCAGGTTTTTATTGCTGACCGCTTTCTTTAACTCAGCAATTAGATCAGAGTTTGTCAGACCGCTCTGATAAATAACTTCGCGCACGTAGACATCGGGATCGGTCACGGTCACGGCTACCACGGCAGATGGGCTGTTGTACCCGAAGTCGATGCCGTAGAAGTCAGGCTCGCGGTGTTCGTTGTACGTTTTCCATTCTGGAAAGATAACACCCTTCAGCGCCTCGCCCCACTCCCCTCGCTCGTAGATGGCTCTCAGATCCTCTGGAAGCGACTTGAGAACGTCGATGTACTGCCTGTCGAGAAAGGCGTTGTCGCGCCACGTGGTACGCAGTACGAAGATCTCGGGGTTCTCGTCGAGCCACCGCCGGACCCAGAGCCGAGAATCGGTCGGGTTGAGCGTCAGCGTCACCTGCTTGTATGTTGGCACATCGCCACGCAGTCGGAGGTCTACTTGCCGGAAGGCATCCTCCTTGACCTCGCTTGCTTCCTCGATCCAGACGGACGTGATCCCTGCTATGGACTTCAGTTTCTCTGGGTCATCCAGTCCGGCGTGTATGATCTGCGCTCCATTCGGAAAGTTGATTGACAGGTCGGAGCGGTTCGCTGTTGCCGTTATTCCGTAGGTGCCTGCTACCTCGATCA